GGTATCTTTGAATCCGGAGAGTTCCACAATCTTCCTCAAGGTGTTCATGTATTGAGGAAGTCCGACAATCGGATTGTTGGGTCCAAGGGTCTTCAAAATCTCCTCCTGCTTGGCACCAAACATCTGAAGGGTCTGCACCCGTTCTTGATCGGATCCTGCTCCCAAGGCAACATTCACCTCGACATCAAAGTGGGAGTTCCAAGTCCTCGGATCCATCTGCACAAAGTCTCCTGAGAGTCTTACCATCCGGGGTCTGTCCTGGTGCATCATGATCAGCCTTTGGACCCGGTGAAAAATCTTTTTCATGGTCTCAGCGAAGTTTCTGCTCACTAAATCCAGTTGCATTTGAGCAGCATTGATCTGGGCTGAGATTGCGACTGCCGTGGTGCTTTGCATGTGTTCTGGATTGAGGCCTGCCGAGGAACGATTCATCCCGGTACGGGATTCCTTGATCTCGTCCATATAGGCCAGAATCGGTGCAGCATTCTGCCCGACGAAAGGCAGGGTGAGTTGCTGAACGGCACCAGGGGATCTCTGTCGGATGATGGATCCCATCTCTGTACTGAGCGCATCATCGATGTTTACCTGTCCATCCACAATGGCCAGTCTGGGGAAAATCGAGAGTGCCAGGGAATCAAGCATATTCCTCAAAACATGGGACTTGATGTTCTGCACGTCCCTGGTCAGATCAAAAACCGACTGACCTCTCCATCGATGGGCCTCTGGGTAGGGGGTAAAAAGGCAGAAGGGTTGCTCTGCCACTGGTTCGTTCATGACGATGTTGTATGCCGTGCCGACAGTGCAGATTCGCCTCAAGTGGGCAATGCCTGTTCCCTCGGTATCGACTTTCACATAGGCCTCGATATAGAGGACCTTCCGCATGGCATCATCAGTCCTCTGATCGTAATACAAGAAGCCTGAGGGGTTCCTCTCATAGGATTCGGTATTGTAGGCCAGTTCATCCGACTGTCCTGCATACTCCTCCATCTCTTCAGGGTCGTATCCCATCTGAGCAAGTTCCGAGACAGTCAGGTATCTCCTGTGTGCGACAATATTGGCATCCTCAAGGGATCTGGCAGTCCTATCGATCAGGAATTCCTCAGGAGGAAGGGCATTGATGTGAACCCTGCCGTCTATCGTTCGCCTGGTGACAGTAGCATTGTGCAACATGGGCGGAGGAGGAGACTCCGGCTGCACAACACTACCATCGGGCATGATCTGCGGAGGAGGAGGGGGGCCTGGAACAAAATCAGGATCCGGGTAGGATTCAACCTCTACGTCCTCGGCATTGTTATCCATGAGGAGGACCTGGAGTTCTTCATCTCCGAGGCCTGTGTAAGAGTAGGTTTTGACATCCTCCAACTCCTTCCAATCAACCTTGATGATTCCGCATCTCTTGAGAAGGGCATCCTGGAAAGCAAACTGGAACTGAGTGAAACAATCGTTTTCCTTCAATATGTGGATCACATACTCGGTCAACTGTTCTGCAAGCCTCACGTCCTCTGGTCCTGTCGGAACAAACTCAAGAGCCTTCTCTGATCCGAAGAAGGTCCTCATCAGGGTCGGGATCATGAGTTGAATCGAGTCCCTCACGTCCTGGGTTACGACCTGAGACCTTCCAGGCTCCTCATCTCCAAAGGGTTCTCCCCGGAAATACTTGGTAGCCTCGGCTCTTACCGGAGACTCCGTTTCATCAATATAATCGGCTGCATTCTGAATCAGAGGGACCACAACCCCTTGCAATTCCTCAAGGGTCATGGGGGTAGGACCAGGAGCAGATAGCTCCACAGGTTGGTCCTGAAGGGATTCTGCTGCTGCTTGAATTTCTTCTGGTTGCATGGCAGAGAGTCTGGAGACTCTCCAGAAGGGGATTCAAGGGTGTGTTTGAAAACTTTTTTTGGACTAATTACATAAGTGCATGATTTTATTGATAAAAAAACTTATCTTTTTTCTTGACTATACTATTGTATAGGCCTATTATATAAGCACAGTCAATAACGACTGTAATTGAGAAAGGACAAGAAATGAAAACAATCCAATATCAAAACCATGCAAAGCAGAAAGAGTCTTTTACCGAAAACGAGCGTTTTCGATTTTCTAGGTTTCAAGACCCACGAGACAATCGCTGGTACGCATACGCTGAAAGCAAAACAGATAGCTTTTATTGCTTCAATGGTCCTTGGAAGCGCAAGTATAAAGCGACCGATCAATTGAAGACTTGGACAGGCAACGACGATTTAAATATTTAAACAACCAACCAAGCCCCTTCGGGGGCAAATCGGAACATAAAATGCTTACCCTCTCCGACATGACTCCAGATGAATTCAAGCAGGCCCGGAAAGTCCTGGGCCTCTCTCAGAGCAAGATGGCCCATCAGCTTGAGGTCTCCTACCAGACCATCCAAGCCTGGGAGCAGGGGAGGAATCCAATCAGCAAAGTGGTGGAGATGGCCGTGCTTCATCTTTTGAATACATCAATCGAAAAACCTAAGGAGTTATGATGAAAATCAAAGATATAGATACTTTATCCCTTAAAAAACAAGAGTCGGATATTTCCGAAGTGCTTCATTTTTCCCGACACAGAGGCGAAAAAATTGATTCTTTTTTTGATAATCGTTTGAACTTAATCCGAGCCGAATTAGTCAAAAGAAAAAAAGAAGCTGAAAAAAATATCAGTCTTTAAACAATCCCCCCAATAGACCTCTGGAGGGCACCCTCGGCCCTCCTTCCCCACTTCCCCTGCCCATAGGCAGCATTCCCGGCAAACGTCAAACAGAAGGCATCTGCTGCATCAGGAGAGGCCCCTGATCGTCGTTTCATGGCCTCCTTGGACTCAACCCGGATCAGACCATTGGAGGAGTGGGAATATTTTGGGAGAACCAACTCAGAGGCCAGTTTCTCATCCTCCTCAGGAATCTTCACCTCCTTGGTCTCCAGCCATTCTCTGGCCCTCCACCAGAGTTCTGATCTGAGATTGAAACAGGTGGATCCCATGGAGGCAGACTCGGAAACATTGATCCCTACGACAGGGGCACCCAACTCAGAAAGCCTGTCCACCACAGCACTTCCGAGGCCTATGGAATCGACGTAGATGCTATCAATTTCCTTCTCAGTCCCCCTGGAGTCCTCCCAGACTTCCATGATCCTTCCTGTGGTCTCCATCAGGTCCAACTTCCTCCAGGTCTTGATCGGTTCCAGGATGTGATTCCCCTGCCTGAGACAAATGGCCGTGAAGTCATCTCCAAACCTTGCGACATCGACCCCCATCACCACAGGCTCAGACTCGTGGAGAGAGACCTCCCGGACCTGCGCCGATTCGACCAGGGCCAGATCAATCAGGGAGTCTGAATCCGAGGTCGGAAACTCTCCAAGGACCCTCACCCGGTACACACTACTGGTTTCTCCATAGGTCTTGGCCATATCGTCGGCATACCGGGTGTTCACCCTTGCAGGAGAAACATCAAAACAACTAACCTTCAGATTCCAAAAATCATCCCTCAGTTTATGAAATGCCTGGTAGAAATACCCCTGAGGCTGGGTCGGGTTTCCGATCAGAAGCAAAGTGGAGTGAGGGGAGGTCATCGAAGACCCAACCGACTGGAAAAGGACCTCAGGACAGGCACTTGCCTCATCCACAATGAGAAGAACATGTTCGGAGTGGATCCCTGCCATGGCCTGGTGCCCAGTCTCGTCGGCCCGTGCCGTCCTGCATGAAATAAAAGCCTCCTGGGGGGCACCTATCAACTCAATCCTTTCCTTGTAAATCTCCAGGAGATCCGAGAGGCTCTTCGGCAGTTTCCTGATGGTGGCCTTCAACTCCGCCATCAGGGCATCATCCATCTGTTTTTGGGAGGGGCTTGTGATCACAATCTTGCAAGGAAAGTGATGAAACAGGAACCAGAGGGCCGTCCAGGAGGCACAGGAAGTCTTGCCCACCCCGTGCCCACTGCGAACCGCCATGAGCCTGGTCCTCTGAGCGACTTGATCCATCACAGAGGCCTGCCACTCATCCACCTCGATTCCTACCATGTCCCTCACCCATCCAGCAGGATCCCCAGAATACCTCTTGAGCATCTGGGCAAAGATGTTCTCACTCATCCCTCAAACCCCCAGAGCATCTTCTCCGACTTGTGAATGTTGTGCCAAGTCTCAGGCTGCACGTCGATCTCTCCTCCACCTTTCAGAAACCTCTCCAAGGCCTCATCGATCTCCTCATGAGTGACCTGCTTCACCTTGCCACCTCTCCGGGAGATCAGAGTCGCTATGGATTTCTTTGAACTCTTTTGAGGTTTTCTTCCTGCGGATCCACGTCCCTCGAATATATATTTTTTCCCCGTTCTCATAAGTCCTCCAATGACCTTTCCGCCATACTGTTTTTCCATTCTTCCGGTCAGGACCTCCCAACCAGTCCAAAAATGCTATGAATCGCTTCATTTCCCTCCTTTTTGAGGATTTGAACACCTGTCAATCTTCTGAAAATGCAAACACTGATTGATCGAGGCCTCCAGGGTCATTGCCCCCAAAAACATACACTCACAAACCTTGAGGCTACCGATGGCCTCAAGTGGCCGGGTGTATTCTTCTTTTTTGCTCTTCATCACCATTGAACCTCCTTGAATTTCACATACTTGTTGCCCCTCAACCTCAGGGCAGGTTTTCTCTTCTTCTTCCGTTGCTCTCCAAACCCCAGAACCCGGTGCCCCCATCGTTCATGATGCCTGATGGAATGTAAGCACTCCGGGGACACTCCCAAATACTCTGCCTCCAACTCCTCCAAGGACTGCATCAAAAATCCCAATCCTCCATCATGCACACCGGAATCGGCTCCATCTTGTGCCTGTTCGCCTTCCTAATC